CGTGTAGGTGCCTCCGGTGAACATGATGGATACCGGCCCCGTATAGCTTCCGCCTGCGGACACCGGCGCGCTGGTGACATACAGACCCGTGGCTGGCGAGCCTATGGCTGCCATGTTGACAGACGCGGTTGCCCCGCTGCCGGGTCCGGTAATCACGACAGTCGGCGTTGAGGTAGACAGCGAATATGACCCGCCATAGGTCACATAGATGCTGGCGACGGTACACGCTCCCCACGCCTGAGAAGCGCACAATAGAAGTGAGATGAGAATCAGCTTTTTCATATCAATATCCAAAGGCCAGGGAGCAATTCAGGCCCGCTGCCGTCGCGTCTGCTGACGCCGGGGCGACAATCGTGATCTGATCGCCAGAAACGATGGGATAAGCCGCCGAAATGTTAATAGCTCCAATCGTCCCCGAGGCCGCAAACGCGATGGTTCCAACTGAGGTAGCTCCATCCTTGAGAGTGAAGGTTGTCGAGGCAGTCGCGGCGGTCGTCAACGTGCATTTGCTCGTCGCCACCACCCCGTTGTATGTCGCGGTTCCAGCGGCCGGGATTGTTCCCGCTACCGGAGAATTGAAGAGGTTAACCAGTGCGGAAGCTCCGTAGACCGTATTTGAGAGGTCGGCGAACACAATCGAATGCGGAAGAATTGGAGGCGCAAATCCTGTGTATGTGGCAACCGTCACCCATGCCGATACCGTGGTGTCGTAGTAGGCAAAGTCGATGGTGCAGGCATTCGGAGCCGTATTGAACGTTGGAGGATTGAGAAGGCCGGAAGGCCATGCAAAGGTGTAGCCGCCGGAACTGTTCTCGCACATCTTCAGCGTGATTGCCTGCCCCGCTTGACCGCCAGTGATCGAACTAGACGTTACATTGGCCGTCAGCGTCATCACGAAATAGCTATAGAGCGTGGATGCAAATAGGGGAGACGCACTAAAGCTCATCGCATTCAGCGCGCCCGCCGTGAATGTAAAACTCCCCGATGATGGGATGCTATTTCCGATCTGCGTAGAGTTGATTGTGCTCCCCGTAATCACATCACTCGATACAGTTTGGCCCGTTGCCGTTCCGCCTGAGATCGCTGGATTCGTGATCGTCGCGCCCGAGATCGTGCCATTTAGGAAAGCATCTCCAGGAACGTTGTCAACCGTCCATTGGAGCGAACCGGATGCGCAGTTGGTGCCCCCTGCGCTGTAGGCAACCAATTTGTAGGTGTTCACGCCGAACCACATGACGCCAGAGCCGGTCGAATCAAGAATCACGGGGTTAGAGTTGGGAGTTGCGCCCGTGCTGCTTGTGTAGGTGGCTTGCGGCGTCGTTGTGCCGCCCTGATAGGTGAAGATGCAGCCGCCGGATAGAGGCTGGCCTGTAGCCGTCTGGAAGGTTGCCCGCGGGGAGCGAAAGGGGATGACTGGATTCTGGCCCATCAAGGGGAGAGCCAGCCAAAAGCCCGATAAAAGCCCGATAAATGTCCGCTTCATAGTCCTACCTTTGCATTGAGCGCCGCAACCTGCGCGATGAGCTCCGCAATCGCCGCTTGAGTGTCTGAAAGTTGCTTGACGCCGAACTGAGTTAGTCCGCTCGGCGTTCCCTGATTGGTAAAAGGGACCGTCGCATTGATCGGGGCTGGTACTGGAATCGTTTGAGCCATTATTGAGCCTGCGCTATCTGCTTAACAAGCCGTTGAGATGGAGTGTTAAAGCCTGTTCCCTCGACGTAGCCTTCAATGATTCGCCACGGAATAGGGTCGGTGGCCACGATATCGAATGCAAAGTCTCTGGCCTGCCCCAAACGCCTCAAGATCGCCCGTTTCTTGTAGGCGCCGGCCTGCCCGCAATTCAGCGTGTATTGAACTCCGAACGTCTTGCTGCCGTCTCTTGAAATGCTCAACTGCAACTGAGGATCGCGGGGATTGCCGAAGCCGTCAAGCAACGGAGGCTGAGGACCTAATCCGACCTCAACATCGATTTGTAGTCTTTGCAGAAAGACTCTTTCGCGCTCCGCTGCGATATGAGGCGACCGTCTCCACCGCCTGATGGTCGTGCCGTTGTCAGTAAGCGTTGAAATCGACTGCGAATAGATGTTGCCAGAGTTCCAATCGCCGACCAACTGCTGCCCGAAGGCAAAGACGGCGCACGTAGAGAGATGAGCACTGTAGCCAGTAGGGCCTTGCTGTGACCAGAAGCCCCGTTCGTGCCATTGCTGGCCTGCGGCATCATAAACCCACGTCGCTCCGAAGCCGTTGTTGGCTGAAGGGTATCTGAGCACCCAAAACGTATGTCCCTGATCGCGGTAGGTGTACCCAACGGCGTCCGATCCTTTCGCCGGATAGGACGCCCACGCCGTTTCTTCCGCGAAAGTCGAGATTCTAAGAGGGGTGTACCCGTTCGCTCTCCACGCGATATCGCCCTTGCCCTGCCTTCCGCCAATCCACATGACCGTGTTATCCATGACGACCGGGGACTTCGGAGCGCCGCATCCCTCTTCCATGTATGCCCCGGAAATCGGGCTGAACGGAGTGAACTGATTCGCGCCTGAGTTGTAGTAGACCTGAGAGTGACCGTCCTGCCCCAGAACAAACAGGAAATCGTAGGCCGAGACAATCGAAGCTATGTTTTCCGGGAAAACCTCATTTTGCTGCACACTCAAGGGGTTCCACGTGGAACCGTCCAGAAGATTGGACACCTGAAAGATGTTGGAATTTTGCAAGAGAGCCACAAAGTAGCTGCTGCAATAAACCACCATCGCCGGAATCCCGGTCAGGCCGCCAATCTGCGTCAAGGTGTTGGTATTTAGATTGAAAATGTACAGTGACCCCGCCGAGCAAATGACGATCTGGTTTCCCAGCGTCCCGTTTGAGGCCATTGTGACCATTTGAAGATCGTTTCCCACTGATCCATAGCTGGTGGGGATGCCGAATGAGTTGAGCTCATAGAAATTCGGGCCACCCACAGCGAAAAGCCTGCCGTTGATCTCAAGCATTCCCCGCTGTACGCCGCCCGGAAGCGTGCCGAAAAGGGTCAATCCCGGCGTAGGATAGAGCGCCATCGCGGACGCTCCCATTTGACTTTCAATGGTCTCCGTATACCAGTTCATCGTGCGCTGGCAGTCTGCGATTACAGACTGACTCTGGTACGAACCTCCGATCAGGCCGAATCGAGCCATTTAGGTATACAATTCCTCCGAGGAGAGTGTCATGGAATCATCGAGGGCCACAATAAAACAAGCCATTTGTCCCAAAAATCATAGATTTATGTTTGACCAATACGACGGCATTCCGAAGTTCTGCCAGGAATGCGGGGAGCCTGGGGTTCGATGTATAGAAATTGAACGATCCCGAGCCGAATGGGAAAAATATCACCAGCCAATCCCGAACATGTCGGCGCGCCAGTTATAGCCGCCCGGAATCGGCAGAAGATCGGAAACCAGGTGCAGTTCAGGCGCATTCATCGTCTTGATGGCGGCTAACGTAGAGGCCGCAATTGCGGCAACTTCGGCGGGGACCGGGACGGAGAATTCTGCGGCCATCTCAATCGCCAGATTATAGCGAAAAGTCCTTGCATATCCAGGGGGGAAGTTGAGAAGCGTTTGCAGAGTCGCGGGCCAGATCAATGGTTCCCATGAGTAGATCCTCACGTTGTTCTGTTGCAAGGTCGCAATCGGCCAGAAGTTCAAAGTCCTTAGCGGCATTCCGCCATCGTCGTAACACACCTGCGGAAAAGAACCATTCACGCTCTTGACGGGCACCTTGTTCTGCCATTCATCCCATGAGTACATGGCAATGGGGATTTCAACCGGATTCGACGGGTTCAGGAGCAGAATCGTGCTCATGCCCACTATTCTCGCGGGCCGATTCGTGTTGAAATCCCCCCCAGGCCCCAATGTAAACGCCTGCCGGTTCAAGATCAAAGGATAGTCAGCCGAGCCGATGGAAAAGATCGTCAAGCTGTCAGAGTTCCACGAATCTACCAACTGCTGAAACGCCGAAAGAGCATCGTTCGACTCATCCGAACTGGGAAGCTCACCGGATGCCGTCACTCCCAATAAGCGCAAGGCCCCGGTGATGAGCGAAAGGACCGTGATCGCAATGGAGTTGTCAGCCGCCGATGGGGTCAGATTTTGAACGCTCTCTGTCTGGAGGGTGTTTCCATTGACCGAAAGCGAATAGAGGTCACCGGCCTGGTCTGCAATGACTAAACCCACCCCCGGACCGTTGGGCAGATTCGGGGTATTCAGGTTCGGCGTGGTAATGAGCGATCCATCGGCACTGTTGACCGAGAGAATGTATTGAAGCCCGGATTGATCGGTCGCAATGACGCCATTTGGAGCGCTGGCGAGGTAGGACGGAACGGTGTTTGAAACCGGAGTCGTAGAAAGCGCGCCGCCGGTGCCGACCGCAAGCCAGTATTGATTGCCGGATTGGTCGGTCAGGATAATCGACATCAGCTTCTCCTCGGCTGCTGAAACTGCGATCTATCGACGATGGGCGTCTTTCTCTCATTCGATATTGCCAACTGAATACAGACCTCCCTGAGCCATGCGTTCGTGCTCATGTCGTGCGGACTTTTTTCTTCAATCTCTGCTCGTGTCATTCGACCTCAAGAAAAAGGCGGGGCGCTGGTTGACGCCCCGCTCCGGGTTACTGCGCAATGACGCGGCAGGCCAACTGCGGACGGATGCACTTGTAACCGTACAGCACGTCCATTCTGGTCGGCACGTTGTCATTGGTGATGGAGTATTGACGCGCAATCCTCATCGAGATGCCGTCCATGACCTCGCGCCCACCCCATGCGCCGAACTTCGATACATCGATCAGATCGGCAGTGACGAAGGCAAACGCTTCCGGGTGGAAGAGAATCGACTGCGCGTACAGACTGGAAGCCCCGCCGCCAATCTTCGATACCGCGCCGGTTGTGGTTGGTGAGGCGCTGACGTTTTGCGCCGCTCCAGTGACCACAATGGAGGGTGAGATCGCAAGGCTGGTGGCGCTGGCCCCGGAATTGGCCGTCAACACGAACTGCTGAAGATAGCCGAGATTCGTCTTGGTTTCAGGGTGAACCGCATAAGCGCCCGCGAACGTCACGATATCGCCGAGAAGCAGTGTTGCCGTGCCCCCCGTGACAGTGATCGCTGCGCCGGTTTGGGAAGCGCCACTTACGGTATAACCCGTGACCGCTGCCGCTGTGCCTGACTGGAAGTTGCTGAGCACCGTATTTTCATAGGTGTTCATGTTGTTCACCTTGCCGATTTTGCCGGTAAGGTAGGGACGCGCAATTCCTTCCTGGGGATTGAAGAGTCCTTTGATCGCATCCAGGTAGCTTGGGACGTGCTGTGAACACATGATCCCAACGCGCTCCCCGTCGTCAGGCGCGAGGTTTTGATTCAGCATCCTGCGCGCGAGGGAAACGTCCTTGTAGGTCAGGGTGTTGGCGTTGTCGTCAATGGCGTTGTAGACATTCAGCACCATCGAGAGAGCATCGGCTTCGATGTTCGAGGCCAGAACCGCCATTGCGGGCTTCAGATAGCGATCTGAAAACTCGTCAATGGTCAAGGTGAGGTCCTGCGAGGTCATGACGAAATCGACGTGCTTCTGAGTCGCCACGGTAAGGACTTGGCTGGTTTCAACAACGTCCTGCGTACTCAGGGCAGTCCCGGTGCTTACCGTGAACTGGTTCGGCATACGGATGGTGAGCGAGGGGCCGATCTTGCCGGAAGGAGAGGCGTCGCTGTTGGCAAACTGCGGATCGTATTGCTTGTCGCAGTTCTCGATGAAATTCAAATTGGCGTGCAGGATGCGCAGTGCTTCCCGCGTGATGATGGTGGGTGAAAGAAAACTGTTCGCCATGTCAAGCTCCTAAGAGCTTAGCCGCGCTGTCGCCGGGCAAGCTGGGCATTGCGTTTCCGCGCCCACTCTTCCGGGGATAAGCTGGTATCGCTCACGTCAAAGGCCCGCGAACTCGGACCCGATACAGGCGTCGGAGGCTTCGGAGCACTGGTGCGCTTCGGCTCAGGAGTTGGTTCTTTCGAGGGCTTTGCAGCGTCGGCAGCCAATTCTTGCCGGATCCCAGCGGACAATTCAGCGATGTAGTACATAGCCTGTTGAGGGTCGGATTTGGCCACACGAGTCAACTTCTCCATTGTTTTTGGATCGGTCCCAATCGTGTAAACAAGCTCGGGAAGAACGTCGGAGGCTGCCAACATGCGCTTGACTTCCATCGGAATGGAAGCGTCGCTCATGATCTTGCCAGCGGTCGGCTCGATGATGCTGTCGAACTCCTCGCCGTACCGCTCTCTATCCGTCTCAACCTTTTTCTGTACCTGCTGGGTCTGCTGTTGCTGAAGCTCCCGCTGGCGCAATTCGTGATATCCCTGCTCTGCCGACCAACGCCCCAAATCTTTGACGAAAGCAGCATAGTCCGCATATTTCAGCGTTCCATCCTGGTTCTTGTCATTGAGTGTGGGTTCCGGTCTAGTTGGAGCAACCTGCTGCACAGTTGGCGCGGGAGACGAATCCGGTTTTGCGTCTGGTTTAGCTCTCTCTGCGAGTTGGCGCTCTAATTCTTTCTTTTCGCCGAGCAGTTTCTCGATACGCCTGCGGGTTTTATTGCTGATGCCCTCGGGTAACTCCTGATCATCTTCCAGCGCCGATGCTGGCTCATTTTCGGGCTGTTCACCCTCGGCTGGTGCGGGAGCCGATTCCGCTTCCGGCTTGAATCTCTCGGGGACCTCGCCCGTCGCGCGGTATGCACTAAACTCGCGGAGGCTGGGCTGCTGTCCGTTAAACGGGTCTACTGCTTCTGCGGGTGACGAAGCCGCTTGCGTCTCTACTTCTGGCATGTGTTACTCCTGATTGGTAAATGGCTGATGGGGTGCTCCCATCGACGCATCCCTGTAATGCTCATGGCGCGTCCGCCTGAGGCTGTAACGCCGCCTGTTGCGCCGTAGCCTGCTGACCCTGCGCCGCGTCCTGTGCTGACTGCTGACTCTGCTGCGCCCCTTGCTGCGCGGCCATCTGCTGATCTTGCTGGCCCTGCATAGCCTGGAGCGCGACCTCATGGGCTTGCGTGTGAAATTGCGCTTCCAACTCGCGCCGATCAGCTTCCCGGTCAGCCGCATTCTGAGCCTTCGTATTGATTTCGGCGACCGTAACCGCCGTGAGCAGTTTTTTATCCTCAAGCGCCATATCAGCCTGAGCCTGAGCTGAAATCTGCGCCATCTTGCCGTGATGCTCCAAGACTTTCGCCTCGCGCTCAAGCGTGAACTTCGCCAGTTGGCCGTGCATCACCTGCATCTGCTGAGTCAACTGAGCGATCTGCGCCTGAGCCTGCGGCGGCAACGGTTCATCCTGGTCCTGCAACTGTGGCGGCAGCATTTTGTGCAGTCTTTCGGCTGCCTCGTCCGCTCCGGCCATATCTGTGTTCTTGATCAGAATATCGCCCAGAATCGGCGCTAAAGTCGGGACCGACCTGATCAATTCCTGAATGAAATCGACCGTTTCCATGCGCTTCGTATCGTAAGCGCGCCCCATTGTGACGACCAAAGGAACTCGGTTACCGGCAATCTTGTAGTGGTGCGGCTTTCCGGCTTCGTCCTGATGCTCGGCGTTAATGGTGACGATCTTCGACTCTTCGTTTGGCCCAAGAATCGTCACTTCGCGCTCGGTATCGTAAATCTTCGGAATCATCTCCTCGATGATCTTCCCGGCCTGCCGGAAGGACCTCTCTAGGTTGTCCAGAAAGTGCATCGTGGTAAGGTTTGCCGACTGCTGGCGGGCTCCGATGGCCTTTGCTGAGGTCTCGTTACTCTGCGCTCCCATTGAAGCGTCATAAATGCCCGTGGTGGCCTTCATGTCGTCGATTTCCTGCGCTACGAACGCGGAGAGCGATTGAATCGGGGCCTCCTGCACGTCTCTTTGAGGAGGCGGCGCGGGCCTTCCGGCGACATCGATCACGTTATAGACCAGATACGGCGTGGGATTGCGGTTGAGTTGCGCCCACATATTCTCAAACCCTGCGATCTGCCCGTTTGCGACCATGTAAGGAGCAATCGGGGAGTTGGAGAGCGTTTCCGCGATCCTCGACTTCGAGTAATTTATGAGCTGTTGAGCCGCTTTCTGCGCCCGTACCACGGATGACACGCGGGGCTTGCCCTCGATAATCATCTGCTTGCCCAGAACCGGAACAATGGGGATTTCCGACCCCGCCCACTCGGTTCTAGTATCGGGCAATTCTTCAAGGCCGTTGATCTTGCAGAATTTCACCTTGCATTTCGGCCTGCGCTTGCCTTTGACCTTTATTTCCTCGCACCACCAGTATTCAGCGATGCGAACCGTGTCCGACCCTACCCATCCGTCTGCCCTTTTCTCCGCCTCAACCCACGGAAGCGAGGCCATTTCGGTATCGCCGTAGAGGACCTTGTATTCCTCTTTGGTCATCTCTTTGATCACAAAGGCAAAAGGCGGCTTGCGATTGAAGCATGTCGGAACGAGAATCCCGTAAACAGTCAGCGGGTCCATGACCGGGCAAATCTTTAGGTCCTGGGGAATTGAGTCTTCGTCCGCGTCGTCGTAATCGGGGTCTTCACAGTATTCAGTCAGAAACCTGTAGTACCCGAACGATCCACCGGCACTATATTCAATCGCCGTTTCATAGGCGATCTGGGCATTCGATTCGTACTGAATGAACCTTGCGAGTCCTTCATAGACCTCAGCCGTGTCCTTATCGGCGTCGAGGCGCGGCGCGAACTTGACCTGTGGTTTATTCTGGCGCGCTTCGTTCGATACCTGCTGCACGAATGTATGGCAACGGGGGAACGCCATTGCTGGGCGACCGGCCATCTCCCGCTGTTGCTTGATAACCGGGTCCCACTGATCATCGCCATCGGGCGAGGCCAGTTTCAAGTCCTGCACGAACTTGAGGCGGAGGTCCTTCTCATCCTCGGCGGCGGCGGCGAACCGCTTGCGTGCCGTGCCCATGAAATCGGAGAGGTCAGGGTCTTTCTCGACTTCAGCCATTATTGCTTGAGCAACCTTCTCGCAGCCTGCAAGCGGTCAAGCTGCTTCTGAATCTTCGCTAACTGCTCATCGACAAACGCCGCCGCAGTCTTGAAATCCCAAGACTTCAGCTTCATCACCCTGCGGATTGCATTGCCGCGCGTCTCGTCTTTCAAGCAGCCTTCTCGCGCACGCGCGCAGCCTTTTCCTTCGTCATGCGACCGGCGGCGGATGCTCTCGATGGCTCGGGCATGTCTTCGCCCTCGCCCTTCTCTGGCTGGTCCGTCTGGTTGTCGTTTTCCTTTTCGTCAATCTCAGCATGGTTAGCAATGTGAGCTAACATGTCCAAACCGTCGTCTTCCCCGAACACCTTGCTATCTGATTCGACCGGCATAGATACCATGCCATGTTTGCCTTCGCGCTGGCTGGGACGATGCTGGACGTGGACCACCGCTCCATGGAATCCCTTTCCCTCGCCATCGCCCATTTCGATGTGGATATGTTGCGCTTTCTTCATTTTAGCCACAGGGCTCCTCTTTCTTCTTTTCCGAGTCGTAAGGTCCGAGAGGAAGGGACGCGGGCGGAATTAGTTGTTCGCGCATCTTTTCAATCGCGCGGTCGTAGTTGGACGGCCAGATGCTCTTTCCATCTCCATTGGTAGCGCTCATTTCTTCAACTCCTCGCTTCCCTTCTTCGCATGACCCATTTTTGGGTCAGCGTGCAACTCGTCCTTCATTTTGGTCCGCTGCTGCCCAGAAAGGGGAGAATACTTGCTGAGCAGCAGCCGAACCTGTTTGCGCGTCCAGGGCATTAGCTAACCAGAGTCGCGGTGAAACTGGTTACATCCGGGACTGCTGGCGCGGCAACGGTGCCCTGATAATCGCCGGTTGCCACAGTGCCATCGGGGTTGGTGTACGAGATGGAGATGGTCACGCTTTCGCCGGCTGCGGCGGCGTCGAAGACTACGGTGGCAATCAGGCCGGTGGAATCAGCAGTGACGGGCGCATTGGTGGGATCGGAACTGGTAATGGTTGGCGGGGTTGTGGGCTCGGCCCCGGTTGGCTGGGGCGTAAAGTCGATTACTACGGTTGCTCCTGCTTGAAACGGCATAAGGCTCCTCGATTTGAAATGAGTCACGTTGGGCGCAGGGAGTCTGCGACGTAGCAGCTCCAGGATTTCGTACAGCAGTTCGCGTTCTGGCGGATGGTCGCGCATTAGGTCATTGAGTCGTAAACGACAGTGAGGAGTTGCGTGTTGGTGCCAATCGTCCACCACTGACCCAGATCGTAGTGATTGGACACGTCGGCGAGAGCCGGATACAGCGCAACCCCGGTGGAAGAAACCAATGGGTCTCCACGTGTTGCCGAAACGTTGACATCCCCCACCGTCATCTGAGCAGCGGCCAGGTTGACGAACTTGATCCAACGCGCATAAGTCCCGAGAGGCGCAACCTGCTTTGCTGAGCCGGTCTGTGTGACCTGTAGAGTCGTGACTGCCATCAGCTCACCGCCACGCCGAGCGAAGTACCCACGATAACCCAGACCCCGGCCACAGCCTTCAATGCGACGTTGCTGCCGATGGTGCCGTTGAACGTGAGAATGTGCTTGGAGTTAATGATGGCGTTGGCAGCCGTTGTAATCGTGTGAGCGTGACCCCCGGTATCGAGGATAAAGAGCGTCTTGCCGTCATCGCCTGCCGGTTGCTCACCTGAAAGCGGAGTTGCCAGCGTACAAGCATCCACCCCGCTGGAATCGATGGAGACAATGCTTGGAAACTGGATCGGATCGGCGCTGCCCGTCAGATGCTCGACGGTTCCATTACAGGTGACATTCTGCATTTGCTTGGCCGCTTCCGAGTCGTAAGCTCCGGCGCGCGTGATTGCTGGTTGGCCTGCGATGTTTGACCTTGCCATAATCTCTCCTATTTCTCGGCCAAAAGCCGTGTTAAATCCGCGTGCAAAACAATCTCAAAATCGCTGTCGATCCGAATTATCGAGCGTGGAGAATATTCTCCAAGGCTAGATTCGATCTTCACTTGAGCGTTTTGGTCGAGCAGTAAAAGCTCTTCGATCAATTCCTTGACGGTCATCACTTCTCCAGTAGCCTATCTGCCTTTGCTCTGATCTTTGCCGCGCTTGCGGCGCTGAGTTTGCCTTTGCGAACCATTTGCGTTGCTCTCGCCTTCGCGTTCTCGGCGTGAGAACGATCAGGCATAGGATACTTCCGCGAACCCGGCAAGCCGAACTCCCGCTTGGGAATCTCTTTGCGTTCTGCGGCGTCTAGTTTTGCCATAATGCGTGAACCTCCTCGCGAGTCAATGGCGGAAGATCGCTAAGCGCCCGCATCATATTGATGATGAGAACGTAAATCACAACACAAGGCATCACTTCCTCCCGTAGCTCGATTGCGACTCGGCCGAAAACTGGCGCGGCGACGGCGCGCGAGGAGAGGCCATCTTGACTGCCGCAGGACGCATATTCGCCGCCGCCTTCGCAGGCGCAACCTTCAGCAGCATCGCTTGAATCTTGGGAGCGGTCCAACTCAAAACATCCACCCATCTGAGCCTTGATAGCTCTGCTGTTGAAGCGGTTTCGGTGCTCTCTCTGGTTCCTTGATGCCCACCGCCAGCGTTCTAAGCGCGTCTGCCGGGTGTGAAGCATCGTCGTGCAGCGGTTGACTGCGGGGAACGCCTAGCGCCGTCGCAGGACCCCACTGGTATCGTCTCAGGTACTGCAAGCCATCAGCGCACAACAGTTTATCGAAGTAGAGCTGCGGGAATAGCGTTCTGACCGCGTTGATCCCGTCTGCCACGCTCATCTGGCGATTGACGCGAGTGGTAAAGCCCTTGAGCCGCATCAACTCTTCAATCGACTTGCCGGTGCCCAGGCTGCGAGTTCCACCGTCCCACGGCAGAAAGCAGGTACCGAACACGTAGCCCCACTTCTGCATTTCCTGAAGATAGTAATCAATCGCCTGGTGGTCGCCCTCGAAGTATCGAATGACCTTCACTTCAAACGGGGTGCGCTGCGCTGCCCAGATGCTTACGCGATCAGCAAACCCCAGGTCCCAGAATGTATCGACAGGCCTCATCGGGTCGTAAGGCACTTCCCTGATGCGGCCTGCTACCTCAGCTGCTGCAATCTCAGCCTTGTAGATCGCCCCTTCGACGGTTGATCGCGTTGCGCCTTCGTAAACGTGATGAAAGGTATCGGGATCGCGCTCCTTGAGCGTTGCGATCTTCTGTTTGCTCTCAGGACTCAACCAGTTGTTATCGCGGTACCCGATCTTGCAGACGAATGTGCCGGGCGGCGGGTCAAGAACGAAATCTTGATAGACGGCATCTGTTTCGAGGTCAGGGTTGAGACTGAACCAGATTTCTGACCCCGGCTTACGAATGGTGGGAAGTAGGATCGTGAGAGAGCGGCGCGATACAACCGAAGCCTCTTCAATCCAGCAAATATCGATGGCCTCGTAAGACTTGAGGGAGCTTACCGTCTGCTTGCGGAGACCTGCGAACACGAATTCTGTGCCATTTAACCCCCTGATCTCCGATTGCAGGACCTGATAGAAATCGTCCAGGCCCAGGCGTGCTATTTGGTCACTCAGCAACTGGTGGACCGATTCACGGATCGAATCCATAGTTTCGCGACCGCAGAGTATGCGTAAAGGCTTCTGCGCGCCGAGGATAAGCAACGCCTGGGCAATCGACCAGCTCTTGCACCCGTCGCGACCTCCATAGAGCACTTTGTAGGGATGCGGCTCAAACAACGGGGCGAGCTTTTCGGGAATCTCAATCTTGGCTGTTACCACTCTTCACGAACTCCACAGTGATCGCGGCTTGGATGGGACCGCCATCTGGGCCGGTATGCTCAATCTTGTCCCGCCATTCCTTCGGCTTCCGGTTCTTGAGCCAGAATATCATCGCGGTTGAATCAGGCGGAACATGCTCAATGAAGGGCACTTCCACCGTTTTTCCACTCTTGGAGTCGTAGAAGATTTTTACCGAATCATGCGAGTAGCCAGTTGCGCGCTCAAAGAGGCTGCGCTCCACTTCCTCGTCGGCCACTGCCTTGCCTGCCTTTAGGGCGGCTAGAAACTCTGGATGCGTTGCGCGCCAATTACGAAGCGTTTGCAGGCTAACATCAAAGGCATGAGCCAGATCGAGGTTAGTTGCGCCAGTGAGGCACATTTCTTTTGCTTGTTCGACATACTCGGCGCGATATTCAGTTGGCCTGCCCACAAGTTACGCCTCGCACAACTGATTGGCCTGCTGTATCAGCGCATATCTCTCGTGCATTGATACGCTTGCGGTTGTCGGTTGCTGGAACGTGAGTCCTGGAATCTCAGCCTGCGCGATTGGCTCACTAGCCTTGGCTTGAGCATTGCGGGCTGCGATGGATTCAGGAAGGGTTGCATTGCGAACACTCACGCCAAGTTCCACCCACATAAGCGCACCCTCAGCTATCGCACGTAATGCCTGCGAGTGCTTAAGGGTGAAGTTGCGCTGCGTATGGAAGATACGGGTGTTGTTGGACATTCAGGGAGCCGAGCCAGATCGACGCTCGGAGTCGTGAGGCAGGAATAGCCTTACCGTAATGCCTCACGGCTGAATTGTCAACATATTCACTCGATAATCAGTTGGGCGACCGGCTGGCATGTACCGAATTGTACCTTAGAAGCCAAGCTGTCTGAGGATCACTGGCAGCGCGTGATGAGCAGCCCAGGCGATTGCTCGGGCGCTGAGGATGAGGTGAAGTGTGAACATGGTTACTCCTTCGATTCTTTGGTTGGTTGTGGCTTGGCGGGCGTCCGCAAGCGCATTGCGATGACCTGAGAGCGGCTACGCTCTTCGCGTGCAGCTTCAGCGTCAATCTCGGCCAGCAATGCGTCTGGGATACGAAGCGAGATGAGCGTCGTATTACTCATGCACACACTGTATCACAGTATATTCAGTTGTCAACAGTCTTCAATAGATCGTCGCCTTGAGAATTTTCGTTTAGGGTAGCACACGCCGCAAGACACTAGATGTTGTGGCCCGTTCACGCTCGAACACTAGGCCACCTTGCGCCACTGCTGGCCAATCCTGCGCCATGCTGACCAGTCACACTTCGGCTTCGGCGTGTGGATCACGCTTACCTTGGTGACGATCTTGGTGGTGGTGGGCATGGCTGCTACTCACCGTAACACTATAGCACGTATTGCCTTCACGCGCCTTGCTGCACGCGCTGAGGGCGAGCGGAAAAATAAATCGCTTATCATTGCATTATTTTCTTGACATCGATTAGTAAGCGTGCGAATCTGTATTTGCAAGTGAGAGGCAACCAGCCTCATGGAGATGTGAACGACACGCAAAGAAGAATACGAGTTGATTTCGAAGATTGCGGATCGCGCCGTCGAACTGTTTGCCAAGTTTAGCGTCCGCGAAAAGAAAATGAACATTTTCATGGACATAGACAATGTTCACAAAATCTGCCCACTCTGCCTAAAAGAACTGCTCGAAGCCGATGACTTCAATTTCTCGCATGACATCGGCGGAATCCAAAGGCACTTCAACCGCGAGAAGTTGCGACTAGAAAATTGCTTCGTCCCGCGATTCGCCGCCTAACCTTCGCCGCGCCGTCTCCACGGTAAGCGATGCGTCCCGCGTGGTAGCGCGGGTGAGTACGGAACCTCACAGGAGACTGCATGGCAAAGACAACGCGCATCAACATCGAACTTCCCGGCCCCGTTCACAAGGCTGCTAAGGCTGGCGCGGACGCGAACGGACAAACACTCAAGGGATGGGTCATCGCCGCTATCAAGGCGGCTCTGGAGCCGAAGCAGTAGCCTCGCATCAGCGAGGGAAAGCAGAAGGGAATTACATACTTAACTCCCTAGCGGAGAGAAAGAGGAAAAATGAAACCGAAAATTGGCCGAATTGTGCATTTTGTTCAGAAAAAGCCCGCAGGATATGGTGATGCTCTTGTGCATCTTCCGGCGATCATCGTTGCGGTGTGGGGCGATACCTGCGTCAACCTTCAAGTCTTCACGGATGGGACGAATTCGGACGCGGATGAGACGAACCGGGTTAAATGGGTCACTTCCGCGAACTTGGATGAAGCGGAAACCCCTCAGTCGCGCACCTGGCATTGGCCTGAACGCGAGTAGGGAGTCAAGTACGTAAATCCCATATAAATCCCGTTGGTAAAGGAGGCATCATGACACTCGCCGAAGCCAAAGCCATCATCGCCGCCGCGACCCCGCTGGAGAACACGCTGATCGAAGCGCACCTGGTTCTGTTTGCCGACAAGCTGCGGCGCAACGATCTGTTCCCGGCTGGGCCCGTGCAGAATACGGTGCCTGAATATGCGCGCGTGAATCCCTGAGATGAACATCAGCGCCAACGGCATTGCCCTGATTCGCCAGTCTGAGGGCTGCTGCCTGACCGTCTACGCGGATGCCGCTGGATTCCTGACCATTGGAATCGGCCATAAGATCCTGCCCAGTGACCCCGACTTCTCTGCGGGGATCACGATGGCGGAAGCCTTGACGCTGCTGGCTGAGGACCTGACCGCCCCCGAGGACGCCGTCAACGCGCAAGCCCCCTGGACGAATCAGAATCAGTTTGATGCTTTAGTCGACTTCACCTTTGAATGCGGTGTGGGCGCGCTGGGCGAGCTTCTGGCGCACGGGCAAGCTCAGGTGCAGGCGCAGCTCCCACGCTGGGTATATGCGCGAGTCAAGGGCGTGGAGACGGAGTTGCCAGGGATGGTCGTGCGGCGTGCTGCGGAAGTGAGGCTGTTTAAAACCCCGTGTTAGTTTCCGCCTACCTTACGGGGTCTGGGGTAGCGCGGTCAATCTGTGCCAGAAGCAAAGCATTGTGAATCGTAAATAGACATAGTGCCGCCTTCGGTCCCATCCCCGTTAAGCAGAGTAGTTTTGCGATCGTGCGAGGTCCCGGCTGGGCATTCTTCAGCGTAGGAGTCTCTGCGCGTGTAAAGGCTGAGATTTGACTCCCTCTGAAGGATTTCATCTGTCCAAACGATGTAGTGCTTTGTCGGCTTGATTGGTTTGTCAATGGCTTTCACCTCACTCTTTACGGAAGTTCCGCATTTCTTTTCAGGGCGTCTGCAAGTTCGGCGAACTCCCCATAGGTGACTTGTCTCCCTGCTTGATAGCGAAGTACCCTCCACCTGTTTCTTCCTTTCACCCAAACAACCCCACGCTGTCCTGATTGGCCCTTTCGGGGGTTCAATCTTCCCTTTTTCGCAGCATATGTACCCCCTTTCCTGCGAAGAATCGCTGAAACTTGAAATCATCGGCTGCCCGGTCCGCTGGGTGGCTGCCCGATATAACAGTTGGGCACGACGATGTTTTGATGCTTCAGGTCAACGCAAAATTGTGCATTGCGCTTCCGCGTCGCCGCCAGTTGCCGCTTCAGCTTGGCGATCTCCACCTTTTGCTTTTTGTACATATCGTCCGCAATACGGCGGTCGGCGTCTTTCTCATCTTGCAGCCATTTGATTCCGTTGGCGAGATTGTCGAGTGTGGCAGGA